GTATATAGGTCACCAAATGTCTTCTGAGGAAGGTGTTACTTGGGAAGGTCCGACAGCATTTAATCCAAACTCACAATCGAAAGTATCGTGTAGGGTTTCTGGGAAATACTTTGGGGTGAAAGTAGAATCGACCACTGATGTAGATTGGAGATTACATGGGCTGGCTTTTAATGTGACTCCAAGAGGTAATCGTGGAAGCAGGATGCAAGTATAGTGGCTTATGACCCCAAAGCAATAAAATCTGTAAAACGATGGTCGCCTAATCCAGCGCCAGTATTGCAAGAGGAATTGCCTGACTACCTGTTTAATGAACTAAATCGGCTGGGCGATATAATATTCAACGTAGATATGCTGCAATTATCCCAAACAAATGTTGCGCCGGGTGATGAGGCTAGGAAGTCCAAACCCAGACAGGGGGATATCAGATATGCTGATGGGGTTAATTGGAATCCCGGTGGTACTGGGGAAGGTATCTATGCTTATCTATCTACGGGATGGTCTAAACTATGAAAGCACATTTAATTCACCCTGAAGAAGTAAGTCATATATGGCAAGAGGTTGTTCCGCTACTTTCTAAAGTTAGTCGGCACACCGAAGGTGAATTAGAACCAGATGATTTTCTTGAGCCATTGACACATGGTGATATGCAGTTGTGGATTGCTCAAGATAATTATAAACTAAAGGCTGCGATGATCTCGCAAATTATAACCTACCCACAGAAGAAGATACTTCGATTGATTTCTTTGGCGGGTGAGGACTTTGAGGATATAAGGGAATTTCAAGATATGGTTGAGGGGTTTGCTATCAGACTTGAATGTTCCGCATTAGAAATGTGGGGCAGAAAAGGTTGGAAGAAACTTTTACCAGACTGGAATGACACTTACATTGTATATACAAAGGACTTAAAACAGAGGATGCAATAATGGCAGGTGGAGCAAATCAATATTCAGATATGGGTAGTATGAAAAAAGCGCAGCGTTTTGCTAGAGAAGGTAAGATGGGTAGGGCGCATCAAGCATGGACAGGTGGTGGTGGCGACTGGACTGGTGACACTCATCGGGCTTTGAAGCAGTTGGGTGGTATAGGCTCTGGAAGATTACAGCAAGCACTCAGGTTCGGTCAAGGTGGTATGTTTGGCAGAGCAGCCCAACAGATAGGCCGTGGTGGTGGTCAGTGGGGTGAAGGATATGATGACCAAGAAAATGGTGTGGGTGGCTTACTAAGGGACTACTTAAGGTCTAATCCAGATGCTGACGTTGGTGAATTTAACTATGGTGATATAAGCGATACTGATCTTGCGCAAGCACAGAGGTTTGCTCAAGCAGGTATGATGGGCAGAGCCAAAGGATTGTTTGGTGATGCGTGGAGTGGTGCTTATGGAAAGAGACTAAACACCCAACTACAGGCTGATGCAGCAAGAAATCCCTATGAGAAAGGAACCTCGATGGGCTTTGACTGGGGCGATGCTACTGATGAACAGGTAGCAGCAGCCAAAGAAGCAGCCCTTGCTGGTACTGGTAAGATGGGTAGGGCAAAAGCAGCATTTGGTGCTGAAAACTGGAGTCCTCTGATGCACCAGCAGATGGAAGCGTATCGTAGAGGAAACCTATAGGAGTATATTATGGCAGGTGGAAGCAGAAATTATGCAGATATGTACTCCAAGTATAAACAAGGATCGGCATCTGATTCTGACTTTGAGAAGTATGTAGATTCTCAAGGAGACTTGAAGGCTGCGTGGAAATCTATACAAGATGATCCACAAGGAACTCAAGGTTCTTATTGGATACAGCGTGGAGCCACTTCTAAGGCTGCCTTTGGTCGCGCTCATGCTGCCGAAGACTCTGCCTTATATACTGGTAACTACCAAGGTGGTACAGAAGTAAGGCGCGGTACAAAGGCGTGGGATGATTACTTCGACGATAAAGGTGGTACTAGATTCGATAAATGGGCTAAAGGTAAGAAGACAAAAGGCAATGGTGGTAATGGTAAGAAACCAAAGGTAAAGTATCCTTGGGATGATCCTGAAAATAAAACTAATACCTTCCATCCTATGCTTGTTCCTGACTACGAGGCTCCTGAAGCACACAGTATGTTTGGTGCTGAGTACCAGCCATGGTCACAGGCATCTGTTGATGAAGGGTATGTACCAGAGAATGTATGGAACTATGCTCCCCCACAATTAACTGTAGGACGACCTCAATGGGGTGCGAATCCTATGGGTCCACTCAGTGAACAGCCGTGGATAGATATAGAGAACGCTAAGAAGGCTGCTGCTGCAAAGGCTGCTGCTTCACAATCTGGCACAGGAGATCAAGGTGCTGAAGGTACGAGTTTTGATGATGAGGGATATGAGATTATGCCAAATGGAACAAGGACGGGTATGCACATTTCTCAGATGGACCCGTTAGGAATAGGGGACAAGATTCTTAGTTGGATGGGTGCTGATTCGGCAGGAGTCCAGAGGGCAAAAGCCTTTGCTAGAGAGCATGGAATAGACCCTGATGTGGTTGGCGGTGGGGTAGCACCAGAAATAGCAACAGATGGCCCTTCTTAGAGAGGAATAAATTATGGGTGGTGGAACAACAGTAAAAACAACTACAGCGGAACCGTGGAAGGAACAAATACCTTACCTAACTAGCGGATTTGACGCAGCCAAGGCACTGTACAATAAGGGTATACCTGAGTATTATCCGGGAGAAACGCTGGCTGGGTTCGATCCCGCCCAGACTGCTGCTCATCAGGCTACACTTGGTTACGCTATGGGTCCACGTGCTGCTGCGATGCAACAGGGCGCGGAAGGTGCTTTAGGTAGATCGCTTGGCGGGTATACTGGATTCACTCCACGACAGACTTATGATCTCATGGCAGGTAATGTCCGTACTGGTGCAGGAACTCCTTACTCTGCTATGGAGAATGCTCTCACACAGGGCGTAATGGGAAATCTAAAAGGTAATATATTGCCGGGCCTTCGGGACCAACTAATGCGTACAGGGCAGCAGGGCGGGAGTAGCCGTAATGACCTTGTACAGAACAAAGCAATTGCTAGTGCTGTTCAGGCTGGCTTAACTAAACCTTTAGCGCAGATGTATACTGATGCTTATCAGACAGCCCAAGGTATGCGTTTACCAACGGCTCAAATGGGTATAGGGCAACAGCAATTTGGTCAGCAACAGTACCCAACGACTATGGCTGCTCCACTCTCACTCTATGGTGCAATGGGAGATGTCGGGCAGCAAAGAAGGGCTATGAGTCAGGAAGCCATGAATCGAGATATGGCCCGTTACCAGTATCAGGCAACAGCACCGCAGCAGGCGTTGGCTAACTACATGTCAATGATAACTGGAAATTATGGCGGGACTACAACGCAGACTTCACCTAAAGATAACTCCGCAATGCTGGGTATGCTAGGTAAGATTGGTGGCGCACTGATTATGTCCGACATCAGAACTAAGAGAGACATAAAACCTGTTGGTAAATACAAAGGTATGGGTGTCTATGATTACAAATACAAGGACAGCCCCAAACAATACAGAGGCTTGATGGCGCAGGAAGTTGAACAACATATGCCAGAAGCAGTTGTTAATATTGGTGGTGTAAAACACATTGACTACGGTAAAGTATAATGGCTAACGGCGCAGACTTTAGTTTTCTGAAGAAACTTGGCATAGGTGACGCACAGCGACCTAACTTTACTGGCACTGCTGGTTATGGGCCAAGTGATGTTGATCCTCGTTTAGCGGCTGCTGCTGGTGGCCCCGGATGGGGTAGTGCCATGGCTCCAAGTACAATGGGCGCAGCAGCCAAAGCAGGTAAGTTTGATGACATCTTTAACTCCCAACTAGCGAGTGGCCTACCAGATATGCTTGCAGAGTTTGGTAAGCGACCTGAGACTTATGCATCAGATGCTACTGGACAGAGCGGTCAGCCGGGTATGGAAAACTTTGAAGTCCTTGATCCCGGTGGTGGTTGGGCAGGTGAGTACGCTCCTTCAGGCTATAAAGATTTGATTGCCGACCCATCTATAGAAGGTTATAGACCGAACTATAAGAAGCGTAAGAGGTATACTTAATGAATCCTGTCTATAAAATGTATCTAGAAGATTTGGAAAGGCGGAAAAGACTCGGCCTACCACCGCTAGGATACTCTGTAACTCCTGAAGGAAAACTCACTATTAATATTACTGGGCGTCCGGATGCTCCTGTTGACACAACAAGAGGTCTAACCCGTGGCCTAGACCGTTCTGGTGAGTCAAGCGAATCTACTCCTGAGTGGGCAGAACATTTAACCCCTTCTCAGTATGGTGGGGCGTACAGGAGAGGTCAAGAGAAGGCCATGGATACGACCTACTGGTTAGACAAACAATACCCCACAAAAAAGAAAACTGTCATCACGCAAGAAGATGGTAAGCCTACCAAGAAAGTAACTACTGAGACAGAAAATACGGAAGGAGAGCGTACTCAGTATGATATAATGATGGAGCAGTTCGCAGACCATGCTGCTGGTAATACAGGAGATACTGGGGGATTTAGTATAATCTCTAATGCAGAAGCAGCCGAGCGTGGACTGATGCCAAGACAAAAAGAAGACGGCTCTTGGTGGTGGTGGGATAAAATTAAGCAAGCGTTTGTTGGTATTATGCAACAGTCGGGAGGATTAAATCAGCAGGGCGTTGGCGACTTAATCCTAGATGAAAATCTTGAACCTACTCAGGCTATAACTGATGTTGCTGAAGGTGTCGGTACTTTATTTGAAACTACCGCAGAACGTGAAGCAAGGTTAAGACAGCAGCGTCCAATGCAGGACTATCAGGGCGCACTTGCTGGCCTTATAGGTCAAACTCCTACTGGACAAATGGGATCGGGTGAGGTACTACCCGGCTCTGCTGCTCATTCCTTTCTAAGTGACTCTGGAGGGATTGAAGGTCCGTATATCCAACGTGGGCCTCCTGCAAGGGTGCCTGAAGGATTCATGACTCCTGCAAGAGAACAGGAGGTGGCAGAACAGGCTATAGAAGATCGTATATGGGGTAACTATAAATACGATGTGGGTGCTGCTAGGAAGCAGTATGAAGCAGATATGGCTGAGATATACAAGAAGGCTATGCAGTTATCTATGTTCGATATAGACCCGTCTGCATTTGTAGAACTTGCTACTAAGCGAATGGAACAAACGTCAGCCTTTGACGAGCAGGAAAGACTACAGAAGATACAGCGTGGTATCTACTATACTGAAGATGGTAAGTGGGACCCACCCTCATCCAAGAGAGTAGCGTTTAACAGAGCCAAGAGGTTTGGTGCTGGTGTTAAACTAGCATCTGCTATCTCTGGCTTTGATCCGGGTAAAGAAAAAGCAAAAGAATTTGTTAATTGGTTTAATGCTAAAACTGGTGATTCTACTTACCTTGAGAAAGGAAAAGAACCTGAAGGCGGTTCAAGGGCAGGGTGGCAGAAAGGCGTGTTATCCCAAGCGAAAGGTGAGGCAGGACATTTTACGGAACGTCTTATACAAGGTGTTAGGTCTATATTATACAATACATCTGGAGGAATACAAGGTCGTTTTGATGCTGCTGTTAGGGAGCATATGGCACACCAGAAAATTGATACTATAGTTGGGTATAATCCTACTAGGGCTAGGAGATCATCAGAAGAGTTTGTAATTTCTATAATGCCTGAAGAAGTGCTTCAAGCCTATACCTATACACCGAATGAAGGTGAGGAAATTACAGACGAACTTATAGATGCTTTGAGGAAACAAGGCTACATAGCAATCATGACTCCAGAAGGGGTGAAGTATATAGTCACAGGTATTGACGAATAATGGCTTATGAGTTAGTCTCTGCTAATAATTTCAGTAGAAAGAAAAAAAAGAAAGGCTTTTGGCCTACCACTGGAGGGTATGTATTAAAAAGTCTTGAGATGCTTGAGCGTCCAAGTCAAGCCCTGAAGGTAGGTATTAAAGAAACTCTTGATGAAGACCCTGAAGGGTTCCTTGAAGGTGCTAGGAAAGGCTGGATGGGTGAAGATGCTGTACGAATGCAGGACTTTATGGACCCTGAGTTTGTTAAACAACATCCTTTTTGGGCAGGGGTAGGTGGGTTTATTGGTGATGTAGCAACTGATCCTCTAACCTATCTTGGCCCCGGACTTGTAAGGGGAGCAGCAAAAGGAATCTCTGCTACTGCAAAGGCAACTCCCGGCTTTGAAAAGGTTAGTGAGGGTGTCTATAAACTAGGGCAAACCACTGCTGCACAGAATATTGCCAGAGGACTTAATGTTCCTTATGGCGCAGCGAGACAGGTCTTAGGGTTTGGTCGACAGGGTATGGATCGCTACCATAGTTATGGTCGAGATATCGACAAGATGGTAAAGGACTATGTTAAGTGGAGTGAGAAGAGGGCTAAATCACTTGGTGTAAAGAAAGACGAAGTAGACAAAGCGTTCCGCAATTATGTAGAACTAGATAAACCTGATGGGCATCATCTAACAACTCTTGGTGATGAAGGACAGGCTCTTGCAGACCACCATATTGCAAAGTATGCTGATATGTTAGAAAAAGAACGTTTACAAGGTATACGTACTGGTGAGGTAGGGCAGCAACACGTTCTTAGGACAGGGGAAGAAGGGTTAGAGCCAACAAAACTAGGGTACATTAGGCACGTAGCAACTCCCGCCGCAAGACGAGGAGGATGGGATGAAGGGTCATTCGCTGACACTATTCTTAATAAAGATGCTTTCCTTAAACAAAGGAAGTTTGAAGGGATGTCGACTGATGATGCTAATAGACTGACCCAGCAATTATATGGTTATGATGTTTTCCATACTGATCCTGCTGTTATGATGGGAGTAAGGTTTAGTGAACACGCTGCTTCCATGTCGAACAAATGGTTTGCCGATCAGATAGGAAAGTTTGATATTGGTAGAACATTACCACAAATTAAAGCAGAAATAAAAGAAAGGGCTGGTAAATTACTAGATGAAAATGCTCCCGATGAGGAGATACTAGGATTATTCCGTGGCATACCCGGAACAAAAGGTGGTAAGTCTGAGTGGCTTCCAGTAAAGGGAATGGTCGATGAGAAAGGACAACAACTATTCTTTCCTAAAGAGGTTGCAAAGCAGATAACAGACAGACAACAGTTAATGCTTGGCAAGACAGGCAAGGTTAATGAGTTTGTTAAGTTCTATGACAACCTACAAACCGGATGGAAAAAGTGGTCACTTGGTATTCGCCCTGCTTACCATACTCGTAATGCTGTAGGAAACGTATTGAATGCTTACACTGTAGCAGGTGTAAAGAATCCTGCTGTGTATTGGCACGCTGGTAACTTACAGCAAAAAATTATACGAGGAGTAAAACTAAAGGACACGGGGGATTTCCAAGGCACTGGTATGTCGGAGAAGGAACTCTGGGATGTAATGAATGCTAATGGCATCACTGGCAAGCATCAATACGGTTTAGATGTTCAGCGTTCAGCAGAACTGGAGATGGAGAAACTTGCTGGCTATAAGAAAACTGGCATGGAAAAAATATCCACTCTTGGTGCAGAGAATCCTGTTGTAGATTGGGGATTTGCTGTTGGTTCTACTATAGAACAGAATGCAAGAGCAGCAGTATTCATAGATAAGTTACGCAAGGCTAGGAATAATATTCCGAAGAAGAATAGCAAGTATAAATACTATAATCCTCAAACTGGCAAACTAGAAAGAGTGAGCGATAAAGGTAGTGCAGTACATTACGCCAGCCAAGAAACAAAGAAAGCCTTGTTCGATTACTCTGACCTGTCTGTATTCGAGCAGCAGGTACTAAAGAGATTCATTCCTTTCTATACGTGGTCACGTAAGAATATACCAGCACAGTTAAATTCTTTAGTGACTAATCCCCAACGCCTTGAGACTCTACAGATTGCGAGAGCGCAGTTAGAGCATAGCGGTGGTGGTGTGCCAGAGAATGAAGACATCGGCCCTTTCTGGAGGAACAGGGTTCCATTGTTTCTAGGCAAAGAAACTGACAGGGTGCGTAAGGTATTCTCTTTATTAAACTATGCCCCTATAGCCGACATAGAGCGTCTTGGACATCCTAAAGAGATGATTACTGAGATGATTTCCCCCTTACTTAGAGAACCTTTCGAGCAATTATTTAACTATGATATGTACAGGAAGGAGTCTATTAGTGAGTACAAGGGACAGACCAAAGACTTTCTAGGTGTAGCACTTCCAGCCAGAGTTTATAAACTAGCACAGATACTCGTACCCATAGTCGAACTTAACAGACTTAATCCGGGTGGTATGTTTGGTATGCAGGTTTCTGATCCTGTTACTGGTGAACAAACTACGTCAGCAGCCTTCGGCGGTCTTGGTGCACAGAGAGAGAGTGGCCCTATTGACGTACCCGGTGTGGCTAGAGTTATACGTTACTTCCTTGGTGTACAGGAATACGATGTAAACCTAGAGAAGAATGCCTACTGGAGACAGAAGAACTTTGTAAAGGACTTGAGAGCATTGAAGTCTAAACTCAAGTGGGCTATGGCTAAAGGAGAAAAACGTAGAGCAGATGAACTTCTATCCCTGATAGAACAGATACTTGCTGGTGACGAACACGATCCATTACGTTTAGGAAGATAGAATGAAAGCACTTTTACTTATGTTGCTACTACTAGCAGCACCTGCCCTTGCTGGGCCTCCTGAAGGTATGGTGAAACAAATTATCCCATTCCCAGCAATGTGCTTACCAGCCACAGCAGAGAAACATCATTTTGCTACTCTCATGGGCGCATTAATTGAGGACTACGGAGTCCACATCTCGATGACGTTCAGCGCGTCACCTTTCCAAAACCAACGGGTTGCAATCATTGAGAACCCAGATACTGGTTTGGCTGGTGTGTTGATTATTACAGATGAGCAAACGTGCATTGCACTTTCAGGTGAAGGTCGACAGGAGTTTGTTAGGCCACCAAATCACCCAATTGGTGAATCAAATGAGGACCCAAAGACATGAGCGAGGTATCCGATGTGGAATTGGGGAAGTTAATTCAACAGATATCCACGTTGGAAGTCATGGTAAAGGAACAGAACGTAAGGTTAGATAAGTTAGATCAACAATTAGAAAGAACTAGGGGTATTGGTATAGGTATAGTATTAGCGACTGTAGGATTATCCGGTGTTGGTGCATCCCTATTTACGAGGTGGCTAGGACAATGAATATAGACTCAAGGGTTTTAATGGCGCAGTCCAGCCCGATGCAACAGAAAGGAAATCCATATAACTAATGAATCATTTATACGATGTTCAGATGACTTGGTTTCAACACGCGAGGGGTGCATGGAGAATGTCTTTGAAGTTGTTTCTTTTGTCGTTGACTGCTGCGGTACATGGATTGTTACCCTTTACGTTTACGTCCACAGCATCTAAAGGGATAAAGGAGATGTCTAGTGAGTTGGATAAGGGAAACCATACATAATTTTACTTGTATTTTTTGCAGTAGGTATTGGTCTATAGCCTTGAATTATGGAGCAGACCATGTTATAATAAACAAAGAATTACATTGTCCTTGGTGCGGAAGCAAGCACGCTTATGTAACAGACGATGACTTTAGAGGGAATACACATCGAACCAAGAAAGCAGGAATTGAATGACGATTACGGAAGCAGCACAACAAAAGGTAGACCAGACCCTAAATGGCGAAGGCTTCTTAGGCGTACACTTAGAAGGTGGGGGTTGCTCTGGTTATCAAATAAAGTTAAACCCGTCAACAGATATACCTTCAGACGCAAAGATGTTGTCGGAGACAATCTTCTCCGATGCCACCTCTTTGGAGTTATTAGGTGACGCAGTAATGGACTGGGACAACGATCCTTTCAGGCCATCGTTTCATTTCACACCACCTACAGGAGCCTCATCTTGTGGGTGCGGATCATCATTTACTTTATAGGAGACATCATGGACAAATGGAAAGAATTAAGTGCTGGAAAGAAAAGATTATGGGTGGCAGTTGGTATTATCGTATTGGTTGCTATTGTGCATCAGGTATTCTTCTAGTAGGATGCACGACAATAAAGAAAGCCGGGATTACCTCGATAGCAGCGGGGGGCGGTGCACTTGCGGGGAGTGTATTGAGTGGGGGTGCAGTTGCGCCGATACTGGGAGCCACGACGACTGCCTTTGTGGCAGATGTGGTGACGGAAGTAGCGATAAAAGACAAATCGAAGGTAACAACTATGACTGAATGCGCTCCAGATAACTTCTGGTCTTTATTAGGTTCTTTAGTGGAGATGGGTGGATGGTTACTAATCTTAATCTTTGTAGTACCAATGATCTTGGGGTGGATTCTTCCCGGGCCATTGGAAAAGAAAAAGAAAAAACGCTCGTAGTAATAAAATGGAGAGATGTTCTCTCCGATGATAGTTGGACACGGGCCAAAGATGTCGAGTGTCCGACACTATACTCTGTTGGGTGGTTTGTATCGGATGATGGGGATACTGTAAAAATAGCCTCAACCCTCGACCCCGATGATTTCTCAGACGAGGCCAAGGATGAGACTAAGCCGATACCTTATAGTATCACAGCCTTTCCCAAGGGCTGCGTAGTGGAGGTTACTTACGTTTAAGAAGATTTCTTTGTGTTATAGCACGTATACTATTGTAGTAGCCTTCGCCATCTAGCCCTTCAAGTATGGTTATTCCTCTCCACCATTGATACTCTGTATCTTGGCACCACGTTTCGGTGTACTCAGGGTGAGAGAAACATCCTACTGATAGACCAAATATCTTTTGTCCGTCAGGCCTAGTTTGTTCGGAGTGATTGTAAAGATGTGAGTGTCCTTGTACAGCAGAGCAATGTAGTTTTGTAATCATAGCGTGTCCAATATGCGTGGAACTTATTGGCCTACCTGCTACCCCTGATGTAAAGTAATGACTGAATGTTATGCCTTTTATTGTAACACATTTCTTAAAGGGTGTCACCTTCCAGCCGTGTGCTTCGTACTCCAAGTCGAACATACCGATAGCATCTTCTAATTCTGGCGATGCATTTATAGCCCTAGTAATTCTATCTTCATGATTACCTAAAGTCATGTGTAGTTTAGGATTGTACCCACGCGCTTTAGCGATAGGTGTTAGTAGTTTATCCTGTGCGTCCAGTACAGCACTGATATCCTTCTTGTACCTCCTACCTTCAAAGCCCTTCGTTCCTCTGTCGTAAGAGGACAGGCTTGGCATATCTGCCATATCCCCAATACATACTATTACCTCTGGCCTTTCCTTTGCGATAAACTTTCCTAGTGCAGTGAATCTACTGTTATCGTAGTCAGGGTGGGCGTGAGGATCGCCAATAACCAACAAGTCCATAGTAATCTCCTATTTGTCTGGCCCTCTTAATTCCGGGCTGTATTTATAGTTCATGACTCTTACGCCATGCCAATGATGGAGTTGTTTAGCAGCAAGGAAAGCATCCCAATGTGCGTTGGGGTTTACTGCTTTCTCTTGGAACTCCCCACTCTTCTTATCGAACCTTAGTATATAGCATACATCTACTGGCTCCCCATAGATATCCTCTATTGCTTTAGCGTAGGCTGAGACTTGTAAGTAGTAGTCCTTGCGTATAGCATTAGAAGTCTTGAAGTCCATTACACATAAATTACCACCAATCCTTCCGACTGCATCAACTGTACCCGCATACTTATGCTCTCTATGGTATATCTTTTCTTCAGTTGATACCCATTCTATCTTTGTTTCTTTGACCCACTCTCTGAAAGCATTAATAGAATTGGCTACATCTGATGGCTCAGTTATTATTTCAGGCTGTTCTCCTCTTCCTAGTTTCCATAGGATAGCACGTTCGCACCAATCGTGTACAATATGCCCTGTTTGTTTAGCCTCTTCGCTAATGACCTTGTGGGCAGTCTTGATCCCTTCAGCGATATGATCTACAACTTTAGCGGGTAGCATAAACGTACCTGCTTCTTCTGTAGGTGCTAATCTATGAGGCTCTAAGGATGCTCGAAAGAAGTTAGCACCTTCTATAGCAGCCCATTCTACTAGACCGTACTTAGGAGTAACCTTCCCTACTATCTTAGTAACGGAAGGGACTTTAATCCTTGCGTTACCATCTCCTGCTTTATAAGTGTGGTTACTAGCGTCATAGTCTAGGCTAATAGTTTCGCCATCTTTGTAGGTAATTTCCATTAGAACGGTATGTCATCCTTTTCTACGGGTGGTGGTGCGGGTCTATCGAACCGTTGGCTATAAGATTCCCCATCTTTCTTCCATACTTCTTGTACGTTTAAACTCTGGCATTCTTTTACTTCTCTACCATCCTTGTTAGTGTACTCTTTATTATACCACATAGAAATTTCTAGGGTATCCCCAGGTTTTACGTTCTCTGGTATGCGTACCTTCCCCTTCCATTGAGGATGCCTTTCTGTGGTAGCATAATCATTACGCCACATCTTTCCTTTGCCGGGTTCAAAAGTGTACTGTCCATTTTCCATCTTACTCTCCCATTTGTTTAAGGTTTGTTCCCATTCATCGGGCTTTGGTTTATGGTAAATCCAATCATCGTCTTTGGTTGGCACTCAAGGTTCTCCATATATCAACTTCTCGATTCCAAGATGCACGTTTAGCATCAAGAACATTGAACTCAACAACAGCCTCATTCAGTTTATCCATATACTCTATGTACTCTACTGAACTATACGCAACAGATTCCTTTTCAGCCACAGTGCCTTGTGCTTTGAGCAGGTGCTTTGCTTTAATAATTTTAGCGTAATGTGGTGCCATAGCCACGTACCCCTGTAACCTACCGTACTCTTGGTCAGTTTCGGATAAAGCGTTGTGCGCTGCTTCGGCTGCTTCAGTATTATCTATCATCTCCAGTTATCTCCACGGTGATTGAACAGTAGTATACCATGATGGAATGCTTTTTTCAAGGTAGTGAATATATAATCTGGTTGGAACTCTACCAATCCATCCTCGAAAGCGTGTAACATTCTATGGTGTTCGTAACATAAAGGCATGGTAAGGTAATCGTTAGCCTTTTGACTCCCTCCACCACAATGTGGCGACCATCTATGCTTTAAGTGATGAGCCACCACAGTCTCATTATGCTCCTTACATATAGAACAAGGCAACGTGCCAACCCAATCAGTGTACCCCTTTTCTTTCCATCTGACATACTTTGTCAGGTCATGGTTCATAGTTCACATTCTCCTGCTGTGCAAGCAACCTCCTGACTCGCAGTTGTATTGTCTGTCTCTTCTATAATGGATGACCAATCAATACTTTTTGGCATCCTCGCCATCATTTGTTTGTAAGTCTTTTCATCTATATCCTCGTAAGGTGCTTGTTCATATACATGGCCTTCATCAGCAGAAGGCAGAAACGATATGCCATTAACCATATCCCAGTTTTCCCATATCCATGAACCAACGAAAGGCCACTGATCCTCTGGCATATAGCAGGTCATGGATGGTTTGTGTTCACACCAGTGCTTGGCTAGTAATGACCACATCTGTAACTGCATCTCAGGATCAATATCGTGCCTAGTGAATGCTCTTGGTGGTGACCGCATAGGAAACGAGAACACGTACGCCTCGCTGTTTAGTTTATCTACCTCGTAAGGTACACCTGCCTCAATCATTATCTTTGCTAATGGGTCTTTAGTGTCATTACGAACCCTCCTTATATACCAAAATGAGTGTCTTGGATGACAGCCTGAACTTGAATTAACTAACTGACTCACCGTTCCAGACGGTTTAATACAAGTAATGGCAGTAGAAGGATTGACACCAAGTTTCTTTGACCACTTTTTATTCACTTCTATTGCATGATTTCGCAACTTTTCTACTTCTAGTGCAGGAAATTTGTGTGTGAACCACGGACAATCCCACACTCCAGTGATGGATACTCCTAATAATCTCTCTTCTTCGCAATTCTTTCGCCATATTTTCCGCAGGAATTTGAAATCTGTTAGACAGGACTGTATCGTACCTAGTATCGTAGCAGCCTCCACCTTCTTCCTAAGTGACTCGTAGTTATCATCTGGTCTGGCGACTAACTCAGTAAGATTGCAAAATTCTGCACTGCGAAGTACGATTTCGCTGCATGGATTTGTGCCGAACTCATGGTCTGTATCCCTACGTTCCGGAGCCATATCTTTACAGGCTTGACGATTGAATATACCTCTCTCGCCTGACCTTGATTCATAGATTGAATTCCATTCACGCATGAACGCACCGACATCAGGCTTCTCAGTGTAGCAGATGCTATTGTTTGCTAGGCTACGCTGTGGGTTCTCCACGTACCAGTTACCCATCTTAGCGTGACGCATACGTTCATCGCTATGATTAGATAGATTTATCATGGCAGTCCTACGAACACCACCAACTACTACGCACTCACCAATATAGCACATCACGTCATGCAGTTCTATAGAGTTTAACTTCCTGCCCGCTGCACCTTTGAAGACAGTAGTTATGTTGGAGAGAGTGAGGGAAAACGGTTCCGGTCCTGACGCACGGCCTCCAAAAGTTTTAAGCGGAGAACCTGCCGGACGGACACGGGAGACATCTACCTTGGGTATCTTCCCACTGTACAGGAGCCTTACATACTCATCGAGGGCTGTTGCCCACCCTAGTTTAGAGTCTCGCACCACTACAGTAGTGTCGCTATCGTGGAACTCTTCGGCTACTTCAGGCAACTTGGCTATGTGCTGTCTCTCTACAGAGAACCCAAGCCCTGTCCCGTTCATCTGGATATACAAAGACTCCCCGAATACCCTGATGTGATCGACTGCTACGTAGGCACAGTTATAAGCGCATACATTCTCACGATCAAGAGCAGCCCCTGCTGTCATCAGGCTTCTCATAGATGGCATCACTGCCTTTTTCTTAACCATCTCACGTATTTCAGGTATAGAGATGTCAAACTTATTCTCCATATAGTCAAAATACCTGTCTACTGTTTCTTCCCAAGTCTCCCTGCGTTTCTCTTTAGGTAGATACTTAGCGTACCTAGAGATAGCAATGTAATCTTCGTATAAACTCATTAACCCTTCCTTTGTTTGAAGTCGTCAGCCTCATCTTCACCGTAAACACCATGTTTGTATGCACCACAAATCTTCAGTACAGCCCTAGCAAGCGCACGTTTCTCAGCCATCTCAGCCATGTAGTTATTCTTGCTATTCTTTTCTAGCCATGCACTCCCGTACGTTTCAATGCTGCCATTCCAGTTATCTTTAGACGCAGTAGCCTTAACTACAGCAAAGTCCCGGTCAGTCACGACAGCATCGAACTTTACTTGTATGTCATTGTTGTACTGTATCTTTTCAATACCAGTACGTTTGATGATCCAAGTAGAACGACTACCGAACTTCAATTCAAACAGGTCTTCTTCAGTAACAAGACCATTATCTTGTACTAACTCATTCAGAAACTCTCTACGAGTCGCCATTCAATTCTCCTATAGTTTTAAATAAGAACAACGATTGATAAAATGATAAGCATCCACAACTGCAAGTGGTTTAGACTTATTACGCTTTATAATTAACAAAGGTTCGTGATTACCTGCATTAGTTTCTGCTTGTTCATAGGCTTTCCAGATACTAATCCGTTCTTGGTTTTTACATTCAACAGAGTAAGGAAATACACTCCTTGCGTGAGGGGACAACATGATATCTTCTCCTGATGCCCCCATAGAACGAGATTGTACATCATCCTGACGTAAATTGCAAGCATCTCGTATCATATCACGTACCCATTGCTGTAACTTACGACCTTTAGATTTAGCGGATTGAGTCTTCATTTCCCTCCCTTAAAGATTCGAGACTTATGCGCCTCAGTCTTGCATCTTTCCTGCCAGTCAGGTACTGCTTCCCCATCCTTTTTCCATAGCCCTCGTTTCATCAGATTATCCTTAAATAATTTCTTAAAGGGTATACGTTTGCCATCAATGCTTTGGGTGCTGTACCTCTCAGCCCAACAGTGATCGCATAGCATATGCGGATGGTAATGAGTAGCGGGTTTACTACAGTCAGAGCAATGCATCTAGTATAGCCTTCTTTTCCGCTGCCATTTTAGTCCTCCATTCCTCCATGGTTTCTTTACCTTTATACTCAGATATATCGAAGATTGGTCTATCAGTTGTGGGTGGTGCTTTATTAGGTTTCCAGTAATGATTCACGGTTTTCCCCATTCGTTGAGTTAATATAGCCTTAGATACTGACGCATATCCTAATCCACCAGTATAGATGATACGCTGCTCATCATGGTAGGCTACATGTGGGCCTTTATACTTTTGTAACTTAAAGTATACCTCGAATACTCTCTTTTTAGCCTTTAACTTCTGCCTAAGAGTAACATTCTGTAACTCGTTTATCCTGTCAACAGTCTCTAAACACTCTTCCATATAGTGATCTACATAGAAACCACCTTTATGTTTAACGTCATATGGTATTCTATCTAGTATCTTTTCTATATCATTTACTATTCTATTTAATTGTGGTCTTGGGTTTGTCATAGATAGTATTATATACTATATAACCCTTATAGTCAAGCAATATATGCTAATATATTTATTGGCTAGGAGTCCTTTAAAATCAAACACTTATTTCTAAACTGTATATAGGTAGAGGGATATGTTTTTTATGCAAGAAGATCGTCAGACACGTAAGTTAAAACGTGCTAAACGTAGAAACTGGGTAGCCAAGCATAATACACACAGGGCAAGAACACATCAAACCCTTAAAGACTATGCTCGACCACCCAAATACCGTATTACTGATGTGGATTTAAGTGAGGGGCGGTCTTAAATGATCGCGGGGATCAAGGTCGTCTCCTACCTTTAAAGCCCACACTATAGCCTGACGATTTGACCTTGTAGGACGTTTCTCACCTGTATCTTCGATGTCGCCATCCAAGACACCTTTGCGTATTTGAGCAGACATACTCTGATGTTTAGCATCTAACAAGACTTCCAACTCATCACAAGTATAATTCTCATCCACAAGTGACTCTAAAAGCCGATTATGTAGGCTATTACAACCACGACCAACACTTTCATACGCTTCTCTACTGGTTCGCTGTATTAGCATTTGTTTCTCCCATAAGATATTGTGCTGCTTTTGCTGCTTCGGCTGACGCTTTAAAGATATACTTTGTATCACTTTTAAGTCGTTCAAGCCACGTTTCGATATAACTTTGATGCTGTAACTTCTCCAATGGCATACCAATTGAACCACATACCATTGCAGCACCTAATTCTGCTATCAGTTCTTCATAGGCATAATTCTCCTTCGACCTTTCAAGTCGACACTTGCGGTTTAACCGATGCTTTGCACCAGTAGCGTGACATCCTTCGTGTGCTTTTGTGGCCTCACGTTGGAATTCATTTTCAAAAGCATCATCATTGGGGATACATATTGCATCTCGACTAGGCATATAGAATGCCTGATTCCCTCCGACATGGACTCCGCCCTTCAAGCCAAGATTATTTAGCATCTTTTCTATCTCAGTTTGAGCATTAAAGTCGGTCTTCTCAATCTTTGAAGGTGGCAATGTTGGAATCTGATCTCTATTCCACACCGTGTATGATCTCATTAAAGGATACTTTTCAGTTTCACCCTTATCGTTCTCTTTAAACATATCCTTATAGAAGATTATGTTAGTTCCATTCTTCATCTCTTCGTAAGGAATAGGTTTATCAAGTTTAGTTAATTCTATTGCTTGATTTTTAGTAAACCATTCATCTGTATCGAAAGGGTTAAATAGGTTTAAAATCAACCAGTTAATACCAGAGTATGGTCTTTTAGTCTTACCGTTTCTAGGCATTAAAGCCAAAGGCGTAGATGAGCCATCATTATTCCATGGTTTAGTCCATGGTGGATTGCCTTCTTCAAGACTGGCAATGACTTGGTTAGTTACTGTCTCTCTGATTTGTTGAATCTTCATATTTTACCTCTGTTTTTGACATAATTTGATCTACTACTTTACATTTGAGGTCTACAGTTTCAATTATTGGCTTACCAATAGTCATTTGCCATGATATTAATGCCATTTGTACTCGTTCAGCATCTATATCTTCGTCATCAAATCCTTTATATTCAGAAGGATTGATATTTTTAGACTTAACCCAATCTTGTGCTGTCTTATCACCTTTAGAAGCACCGTCTAATTCTTGCATATAAAAACTATGCCTTGACTTAGGATTTATTAACACATTATAAAATCTTTCTACAAAGATATCTGATACTTTATCAGCATTCATTCGGATTGCTCCTCTATTGAATCTTCAAGTCGTTTATCTCTTTGCAGGTATCTCATTATACCTAACAAACTTACGGGTTGAAATTGATCCTCAAAGTAGATAGGCTTCTTAAAGGGTGGAATATAATCTGGATGCTCCAGACAAGGTTCAAGTCCATGTGCTGCTGGACTATTCATCATGATTTTCTTAGTCAAAATGGGTCTTCTCCGGGTTTGATTACTGGTCTCTTTTTCAAACGATATGCAAAGGCATCCTTACATTTTTCTAATGCTAGGTACTGTTGCCACCAATGAGTCATATCATCCCATGATAAATTATATGTAAACTCAGGCTTATCTATATCTTCACCCAAAGATATTTTAATGCCTTCGTCTAAATCTTCGATATTAATGTGATCTAAGTGTATTTTTGGAGTCATTTATTCTCTCGTCAAAGTTGTTAATTTCAAACACCATACCAGATACTTGATGAATAAATCTAGTTACTGATGCTGTAATAACTTGTAATTCCTTTAAAGTAACACCATTATCCATATCACAAGCCGGGTCTATCCTTATCTCCCACTCTTGTGGGTCACTTAAACAACAACAAATTACTAGTACAGATACCTCATCTATCTCACCGAGACTTACACCATTACTGTCAGGAATATTTATCTTTAACTGAAACGATGCGATGTTAGTATCTCCGGCTTCAACTGTAACAAATGGTTCTACTTCAATCCGTTCCGCCATAATTTTCAATCTCAAATCCTTGTTCAGTTAGAATATTGCAATACGTAGATTTCAAAGCCTCTTCTTGCTCCCTAAGTTCATTAGATAGATTTTGACATATCTGATTTGAAAGTGTAGGCCATTTATAGGCTAATAAACTTATAAAATCAAACAACTCAGTAGAGTTCATTCTAGCAACAGCCTCTATTAATAACTCATTCATCTCTTTTGCTGTCACTTTAAACTCCGATGGATAACCCTGACAACGAATACCTAGTTTATCATCATACTCTACAATAGTAAACATATATTCTCCTTAAAGCCATTTACTTACTTTATCAGGAACTCTCTCCAGTGTAGTATTTAATACACTACGTGGATGTTTAACCCAATACCTGTACTGTGGACAATCATAACGTCCTTCAGCACAGATGTCAACAAATTTACACGCTTGACAAGGAGCATCAGAAGTAGTATAATCATATCCGTCTTTTCGAGTTGTCGGCATTTACTTTTTAATCCTTAAAGTTATTCAAATATATCAAATACTTACACCCTAAAAGCCACATAAACATATTTACCTTTTAGCCCTTAAAGCCATGTACTTTTATTTGGTACAGATAAAGAAACCAACTTAACAGCAACCCCGCTCCGCTCACTACAAAGAAACAGAACTTGTCAACAGGGATGATGAGTAAGCAGTTTTTATTCATGCTTAGGAATTCCGAGAGATCCACGATCTTGTCGGAGTGAGCAGTTTCAACACTTGCTCAGGTGATCGGAGGATTAGTCCAGAGACTGGAGCATTCTCAGATCCGAGAGTGCTTGTTCTTTTCGCTTCGGTTTGCCAGTCAGCACTCCATTTCGTGCGAACGTTTTGGCAGATTCAAAAGATAATTCAACCCACTCAGGATAATCGTCTGGCCTTTCCATTGCACCAGAACTTGACTCGATCATCTGGTTGAACAATTTGCATGCTTCATCCATGTTACGACTGACGTAATCCCCGTAACCAGACCGACTCTCTACCAGAGCAGATCGGATCTCATCAGATGTGAACTCGACACCGACCGTCTGATATTTCTGCTTTTCCAACTCGATCTCGCGATCTGTAGGCTCTCGACCGGATCTGCCGATTCTTCGAGTGCAGATCACTTGGGCGGGAAAGATCGTCTGGCCTTCGTGAACCAACTCACGTATCAGATCCATACATTTTTCAGCCTCGGTCTGCGGATCTGCGTATTGGTCAGGATCTCTCTCGATCCCTGCGTTTTGGAAGAATCCCGCTGAAACTTTAGCCGCTTCAGCAAATGCTTCCGCTTCTGAGTTATCAGCGAGATGTCCGCCGCTCCGAGAGTTTGCGACCTTGAGCAGATTGCTCGTTGCTTCATTCACAGCCCAGTACATCAGGTTGTGGGCGATAAGTAAGTGTACTCCGGTACCGCTTTGTACTGCTGTTTGATACTTGTCCATATTTATCTCTCCGGTTATTGAGATTGCATCTTATCATGTTTCACGTGGAACGAACGGGCAAGAACATGACACTATTATGGTAATATCATGCAAAAAAATTTAACAGCATAATGTTCTCGCTACGCTCGATCTCTTTTTACAACAGACTACACAAACATCAACATATATACAACACAACCAACAAAACTAATACCAATACATACACAACACGTAATAAAATCTACCTTCTGATTTATTGATACTTCCTTTACTCTTCCCTCTACTTCATCATAATAATAAGTTTCTTTATTCCGTTTCATTTCTTTTCTCCTTTCTTTAACAGCATTATTACTGTCATTTCACTTCCAACACGCTAATTTCGACTGTCAAATGCGAACCGTTGTACCGTGAGTTGAGCGTCCGAGCGTATGTTTAGCGAGTGTGTTAGCGAGTATTTTTCATTTGATATTCTAAATTCGCGTGGTACCATGGAAATGCACAGTAAGAAATACTTTATTCCTACTGCTATATCTATAATAGAGTAATACAGAAGAGAATACATAATAGATTTGTATTCTATTATGATTCCTGAACAAGACGGTTGTAATGATATCTACCACACGCACACACACGTGATGGCTAGGCTTCAAGGGAGTCAAGAGATACCCCACTATACGGTGGCAGGGGTGTTGTTGTTTGGTTTGTGTTATCTTCTTGCCCTTGTAGGAGGTCAGATAGAAAACCTTTTTGGGGTTCCTCGGCTACAACAAATGCCTCGGGCGGGCTGTCGTGAATCAAGCCATGCATACAAACGCAAGTCTTGACCCTTCGGGCTTCCATCCCTAACCCAACAACTGCAAACGGTACGGCCAACACAAACCTCAAACAACTATAAGGAGGTCGCTACGCTCCACTCCTTTTTCTCTTTTTCCCCTCCGGTGATGCCTACGGCACCCCCTTCGGGAAAAAAGTTTTCTATATATATTGTCCCCACTCACTAGAGGGAAATATATCAAACATTAACATTCACTAATATAGAGTTAATCTTCTGTCCTCTTGAGAGTAGTAGGGGTACTAGGGGTATACTCTAAAAAGCCCGTGACGGGCAATACAGGACGTCTGAGGGCATATAAATGGCTAAGAGCAAGATATACATCAAACCCAGTAAACGTGGGTCGCTTCGTAAGGCTCTTGGTGTAACGAGGGGTAAAACCATACCTAAGAGATTGTTGAAGAAGAAACCAAGCGATTCTCCGGCTATGGCTAAGAAAAAGAACTTTGCACGTAACGCGAGGAAATGGGGCTAATGGACGACATGGACAAAGTAATCAGGCGGTTAGAGACTGGCAGTCTGAGGGGTAGGAAACGGAAAAAATGGAAGAACCGCAGTAGGGTTATAGACCATCCAACAAAGTCTGAGGGCGATGCTCAGATGGAGTACGAGTGGAGTCAGATAAAGATGGGGCTTCCTCCCTGATGAGTCTATTCTCTGTCAGGCAGGACACAAGATTACCGGACCTAGTATTAGAGAAGGTCAGACGCAGACTACGTGTGGACGATGTGAGCAAGTTGAACACCTTGGCTATGCAGATCGCTGGCATGGAGAGTGACTACGGGAAGAACCTGAAGAACCCAGAATCCTCTGCAAAAGGAATATGGCAGTTCACTGATGCTTCCTATAAGACCGCAAAGAACAGGCTGAAGAACGTAATTGGCTTCATTCCTGAGAGGATATCCAAGCAGGAGGATATCAGAAAGTTATCCGAAACAGACCAGAGGGCTTTATTCTTTGCCCATCTGTCTGAGGATAAAATGAGTGATGGTAAAATATATGACTATCTGGAGGGCAAGGTTGGCCCTGAGAAGTTATACGAGTTCCACCATTACAAGGGTAAACCAACTAAAGAAACCAAAAAACGGATGAAGGAGAGATTCAGAAATCCGTACTAGGAGAACACTATGGTAGCACCAGCAAGACGACCACGAAAACCCGGACTGGGCAATATAACGGGTAAGAGAAAACCCGGAGGTGGTATTGGGACAGGTAGGGGCGGTGGTAGAAATAAGCAATTACCTGTTGGCCCCGGTAAACCCGGAAGACCGCCTAGAAAACCCGGTGGACCCGGTGGTATCTCAACGGGACGACCCGGTAGGGGTGGTAGTCTGGGTGGCGTACAACGTGACCCCCAAAGACCTACAAGACCCGGAAGAGGTGGAATTTCTGCCGGGAGAGGTAAGGTAGCCAAACCTCGTAGACGAAGGACGATGTACTAACCGATGAGCGAGAAAGCGGTAAGATTCATAGAGCATTACTGTCTAACTGGTAATGCAACTAAATCAGCCATAATTGCGGGTTACTCCGAGAGAACTGCCAAGCAAAAAGGGTACGAATTAAAAAAGACGTACTCAGGCGAGATCGAGGAGAAGACCCGTAAGATGGTGCAGGATATGGTTCCTGTATCCCTGAATATGCTAAATCAACTGATTACTACCGCTGAATCAGAATCTGTACGCCTGTCTGCTGTAAAGGATGTTCTTGACAGGGCTGGTATGAAACCTGTAGATAGGGTAGAAACCACTAATATAGAACAAACTTCCACCGCAGACCTAGAAAAGGAACTACAAAATCTCCTCAAGCACTGAACGGAAGATTGAAATACTGCGGGAAATACGGCGTAGAGAAAGATTTAGTAAGATAGATTACTACGATCCTTACCCGTACCAGCAGAAGTTTCACGCTACAGGGGCTGATTCTAACCAACGCCTTCTAATGGCTGCTAACAGAATAGGTAAATCCTACTGTGGTGCCGCAGAAATGTCTTTTCACCTGACTGGGTTGTACCCAGAGTGGTGGGAGGGCAGACGATTCAAACATCCTATTGTTGGCTGGGCAGGTGGAGTCTCTAATGAGACTACCAGAGATATTGTACAAGCAGAATTACTGGGTTCTCCCGATGACCCGGAGGCATTCGGTTCCGGTTCTATACCGAAAAAATATATAAAAAAAACCGAACGTAAGCCGGGTGTACCAAACGCCAAAAGCGTAGCACTTATAAAACACGTGTCCGGGTTGAACTCATCTTTATTCTTTAAGGCATATGAGATGGGTGTCGAAAAATGGCAAGGCAGGTCAGTCGATTGCGTGTGGCTAGACGAGGAGCCAAGCAGGGATATCTACTCTCAGAGTGTAACAAGAACCCTAGATCGGAAAGGAATGGTCTACATGACCTTCACTCCAGAAGCAGGAATGACGGAGACTGTTGCATCCTTTATAAACCGGATACAACCCGGTCAGGCTTTAGTGAATGCGACATGGGATGACGCATCTGAGAAGATAAAGTCAATGAAAGGGGCTGATGGGCATCTTTCTGAAATGGTAATGGAACAGATACTGTCAGCATACTCCCCACATGAAAGGGAAATGCGTAGGTACGGTAGACCTTCTATCGGTTCGGGACTTATCTTCCCTGTACCGGAAGAGAAACTGATGGTTGATCCTGTTCCAATAGAGGATCATTGGCCTAGAATAGCAGCAATAGACTTTGGCTGGGATCATCCAACAGCCGTTGTATGGTGTGCTGTAGACAGAGATACCGATACTTTCTATGTATATGATTGCTATCGTGCATCCAAGGCAGCACCATCCATACACGCAACACAGATTATGTCGAGGCCGAATTTTATTCCCGTAGCCTACCCGCATGACGGCAATCGCAGGGATAGTATGGGAAATCCGGGCTTGGCAGACCAGTACAGGTTAATGGGGTGTAATGTGTTGCTAGAACACTTTACAAACCCACCTGCTCTAGGTGAAAAGAAAGGCTCTAATTCTGTAGAGGAAGGAATTATGGCTATGCTGCAAGCAATGGAAGATGGCAGGTTTAAGGTGTTCAGTACGTTAAATGATTGGTTTGAAGAGTTCAGGATGTATCACAGGAAAGACGGGAAGGTTATTCCTATTCGGGATGACCTCATGAGTGCGAGTCGCTATGCTTTCCAATCTCAAAGGTTCGCTGTATCTGGTAAAGACCCAACGTGGACTAAAGATATAACTTATAGGAATTATGGCATTGTCTGAAAAAGTAACAGAAGAAGAATTAGTCAGCAGGATACAAAGTGAGATAACTGACTCGCTAGGCTATGGTGATGAGATTTCCAAGCAGCGTGAGATGGCTATGGAATATTACTATTCCCTTCCTTTTGGTAACGAGGTTGAAGGACGTAGCCAGTTTGTAGATTCAACAGTACAGGATACTATTGAATGGATCAAACCTTCCCTTATGCGTATCTTTGCCTCTGGCGATGAAATGGTTAAATTTTCTCCTCATGGGCCGGAGGATGTGGAGGCTGCTGCCCAAGCCACGGACTACGTAAACTATGTGTTTACTAAAGATAATCCGGGTTGGGAGATTCTATACTCATGGTTTACTGATGCCCTTCTACAGAAGAATGGGATAGTAAAGGTATTCTGGGACGAGTATACTGACTCAGAAAGAGAGGAGTACCACAACCTAAATGAGATGGAACTGGAAGCATTAACCAACCATCCGCACGTAGAAGTTATAGAGCATTCATCCTTTGACGGTGTTGAGGATGGAGAACCTGCAATATTGAATGATGTTGTTGTGAAGAGAACTAATACTGACGGTAAGGTTATAATAGAGAATGTTCCGCCAGATGAATTTCTTATCTCCAGAGAAGCGAAGAATATACAGAATGCACGATTTATATGCCATCGAGTAAGGAAGACCCTATCTGATCTTAGGCTGATGTATCCCGACCAAGACCTTGATCCTGAAGATTTAGGTGCAGGAGAAGATGAAGGCGGTACGCAGAGTACATGGTTTGGGGAAAGGTCTGCTCGATATATGTATGACGAATCCGGGATTAACGCTGGCATCGGTATCGGTGCTTCTCCGCAGGAAGAAGCGTTACAGGAGTATTGGCTACATGAAAGTTTCATAAAGACAGATTTTGACGGTGATGGTATTGCTGAACTTAGGAAAGTATGTACTGTAGGCAGGTACGTCCTTGCCAATGAAGAGATAGATACGATACCATTTGTTTCTATCACACCGATTAAGATACCGCATAAGTTCTTCGGGCTTTCAGTCGCTGACCTTGTGATGACGCTCCAGTTATATAAAAGCGTCCTAATGAGGAATCTTCTGGATAATATGTACAATCAGAACTTTGGACGGTATGCGGTTTTAGAAGGGCAAGCAAACTTGGATGATTTGCTTACGCAACGTCCGGGCGGTGTAGTCAGGGTTAAATCACCCAATGCCGTCACACCTCTTGCCACACCACCTTTGGAACCTTATTCTTTTCAGATGCTTGAGTACATAGATGAGATAAGAGAAGCGAGGGCAGGTGTCAGTAAACATTCTCAAGGACTGAACGATGCCGCTCTTACTTCCCATACTACTGCTACTGCTGTTAACGCTGTACTGACAAATGCCCAATCAAGAGTTGAACTGATTGCAAGGAATTTTGCAGAGACAGGCGTGAAAGATTTAATGCGCCGGATATATGAACTACTACTGAAAAATCAGGACAAGAGACGAGTTGTGATGCTGAGAGAAGAGTGGGTTCCTGTCAGGCCAGATATGTGGAGTGACAAGATGGACTGCACTGTTTCCGTTGCGCTTGGTAATGGTAACAAGGATCAGCAGATGATGCATCTGTCTGCAATAATAGATTTTGCATCTCAGGCTCTATCTGGAGGACTTCCTATAGTTACTCCTGAGAATCTATATAATCTGGGTAGTTCGCTTATAAAGGCTATGGGTTACCAGAATGTAGACGACTTCATTACTCCTCCACCTACTGAGGAAGAGTTAGCAGAGGAAGGACCAGACCCAGAAGCAGAGGCTGCGGAAATGGAGATGCAGTTAAAACATAAAGAACTTGAAATAAAACAGGGAGAACTTCAAGTCAAGATGATGAAAGTACAGAACGAAGCAGCCAAAACACAGATTGATTCCCAGTTAAAGGCTGCGGAATTGAATCTTGAGGCTGAACAGAATAGGCCAGTTGCTATAGGATGACTGACCAACTAAGGGAAGAAAAAGCGAACCGCCTTCTTTCCGACCCATTATTTAATGAAGCGTTAGATACGCTTGAGTCGAATATCAAGGACACTTGGTACAATACAGGTATCCATGATGGCGAAGCCAGAGAACAATGCTGGCTTTCTTTAAGACTCTTGGAACGGATACGCCTTCATCTAACCAGTATTATTGAAACTGGAGAGATGGCGAAGAAGTTACAAGAATATCATCTATAAGGAGACTTATCATGGCGGAAAATCCAACGAACCCGCTAACACAAAACGCGCAAGAAGGAAGTTTAATAGAAGCGCAAAACTCGCTACTGAGGATGCTGGAACCTGAGAAGGAAACTCCAGAAACTGAGGAAGCACAACCTACCGAAGAAGAAGAGTCCACTGAGGAAACTCAAGACGAATCATTGGAAGAGGAAACCGAGGAGGAAGTCGAAGAGACTGAATCTGAAGAGTCTGAGGAAGAGACTGAAGAGAACCCTTTATATGCTGTCACCGTAAACGGTGAAGAGCAGGAGGTGTCTCTCGAAGAACTCACGAAAGGTTATTCACGCCAATCAGACTATACTCGTAAGACGCAAGAACTTGCAAGCGAAAGAAATAACATGGCCCAACTCCAAGAGCAATGGGCTTCGGAAATTTCTCAAGCACAAAACGAGCGTCAGCAATACGTTAACGCACTTGGACAAATTGTTCAACAGTCTATGATCGGATTAGAGCAATTCAATGATGTTGATTGGGACACTCTAAAAGAAGAAGATCCGATAGCATGGGTTACTAAAAACCAAGAACTTAAGGATGCACAAGAGCGCATAAGAACCTACCAGCATCAGGCGATTCAGGCTGAAAAGCAAAGTAATCAAGAAGTTGCTAAGATGAGGGCTATGGCTGCTCAAGAGGAGCATAAGAAGTTAGTACAAGTTCTACCTGAATGGTCAGATAATGAAGCAAGAGGTAAGTTAGCCACTGATCTTTGGTCGTATGCTACGACTCAAGGATTTACGGAAAACGAACTAAATGAAGTTATCGACCATCGACAGTTTTTAGTTCTAATGAAGGCTAAGAAGTATGATGACCTTCAGAATGCCGATGTTAAATCGAAAAAGATAAAGAACAAACCCAAAGTGATACGTGCAGGCAAAGGTACTAACAAGAAACAAACTGCATCTAGTAAACGTAATGCACAAATGAAGCGTCTCCGACAAACAGGCCACGTTGATGACGCAGCCAATTTGTTGGAAGATATGTATAAATCCTAAATAGGAGATAATTCTATGGCTATTGCTACGAATACGTCACTCACCTATGGTGCTGTGGCTATACGCGAAGAATTATCTGACGTGATTTACAACATCGCGCCTATGGACACACCCTTTATGTCAGGCTGCTCTAAGCAGACTGCCGACAATACATTCTTTGAATGGCAAGTCGATACAATCTCTGCTGGCTCCGCTAACAGAAAGATTGAGGGCGATAACGACATCGCTGCTGACGCAAGGGTACTTCCTACGCGATTAGGAAATTACTGCCAGATAAGTCAATATGTAAACCAAACTTCCGGTACAGATCAGATGATGAACTATGCCGGGCATGGCAAAAACCAAGCCTATCAATTGGCTAAAAACGGCAAACGCATGAAGAGAGACATGGAATCCATGCTCACTCAGAATATCGTACGTGCTGCTGGTGATGCTACTGAAGCACGGGCAACAGCGGGTATACCTGCGTGGATCAATACGGCCCACGTTGCAGGTGGTTCCGGTGGCTCTGCTGCTGCGGGTAGTCTTGGCACGACTGCGATGGTAAACAACACATCCACGGCTGCTGCTTCAGAAGCCAACATCAAAGCAACTATCAAAGAGTGCTACGATGCTGGTGGTAGTCCTGATATGATGCTTGTGCCATCAAACGTAAAGCAGACTATTTCTGGTCTGGCTCAGTCGGTATCTGAACTTCGTACTGCTGCTAATAAAGAGGCTCCGGCCTCGGTTGTAGCCGCTGTCGACGTTTATGTATCCGATTTTGGCACGTTCAAGATTGTTCCAGATCGAAACTTGGCTGCTGATGGGCCGGGTTCTGTTGCTGCAAACATCTTCTTTTTGGACATGGACTTCTGGGCCATTGCATGGCTCCGTCCTTTCCAGACAGTCGATCTTGCAAAGACGGGTGACTCTGTGAAACAGTTACTGCTTGCTGAATATGGACTCGTTTCTAAAAACGAGAAAGCCAGCGGTATTCTCGCATCTGTGAGTTAATAAGGAAGGGGGTGGGGAAACTCACCCCCAACTTACTATGAAAAAGAAAAACCCTGATGTTACAGTAAGCAAACAAAAGAAAGTCAACGCAAAGGTTGACAAGCCTAAAGAACCAACAGATGCTATCGGATGGTTAAAGAAGGCGTATATTGATAATAATCCGTCCGATGGCTCACCGAAAGTAGGGAACATAGGTTATGTCTGATAAATTTATTGTTGATAGTGATGGCGTACGCAGCACTGAAATGCAGTTCGATCAAACTGATAATACCTTTAACTTTAAGACTGTGCAGGATGCTACTCCCATACTTGACGATAACAAGGCAAGATACAATGCATTCGGAGATAAACTATCTCTTGGTAAACGGGGTGAGTGGCATCATGCTGCTTCTGTTCCAATTACAATGTGGGAGAAGTGGATGAAAGACTCCAATGGTGAAATTGCAAAAGACAGCAAACTGCTTGCTGCTTACTTAAATAACCCTGACTATAAGTATTTTAAAGTAGCCCCGACCAACATATAAGGTAAAAGATATGATTGACCTAAGTAACATTTTAAGACCACAAAGTACAACCCACACATTAAGCGCGACTACTTCCAGTGGTGCCACCCAAACATCTGCATTTGCAGCAGAAATACAGACAATTATGGTGACTGCAACTTCTGGCTGTTTCGTTGCTTTTGGTGCATCGCCTACTGCTGCAACAACTTCAACATACATTGCAGCGGATACCCCATATTTGTTTCGAGTAAATGGCTCAGATAAGTGCGCGGCAATTACTGGAACAGGTACAGCATCGGTCTACATCACTGAAATGAGTAGATGAAGCAAGTCGCTATTGTAGGGCTTTCTCCTTCAACTCACGATGATGCTCCTTACACCGATCCTAATTGGGAGGTGTGGGGTTTACCGTGGGATAATGGAAAGTATCCCTACTTTGATAGGTTGTTTGATATACACCCGCTAGAATGTATAAAGGAGGCTATCCCTTCTTTCTACCAACCTAACTATTTGGACAGATTAAGAGGCTTAGATGTTACCTTATATATGCAGGAAGCATACGATGAGATACCTAATGCTACTAAGTATCCTTTAGATGAGGTGTCTGCTCTTGTTGGAGACTACTACAATTCATCTATAGCCTATATGCTAGGATTGGCTATTTATGAGGGGTATGAAAAGATAGCCCTATGGGGGGTTGATCTAATTGGTCAGGGTGGTTGGGGCCATGCTGATGAGTATATGGATGAACGTCCTAATGTAGAATACCTACTAGGATTTGCACGTGGTAAAGGTATCGAAGTGTGGACTCCAGATGTGTGTCCACTACTTAAATTTGGGGGGAGGTTTCCGCTTGGTAAGGTTATACCTAACTATGGAGAGCGGTATGGTTTTCTAAAAGAACCCAATGACTTCTCTTATATAACCCCACCCCCACCTGATTGGAAGGGTCACTCAAGGCCACCGGAATATAGAAAATGGCAATAGGAACTTACGCAGAATTACAAACGGCTGTAGCCAACTGGTTAGACAGAGATGATCTAACTGACAGAATACCTGAGTTTATTGCTTTGTCTGAAGCAAGAATGAACAGAGTATTACGTCTAAGAATGATGGAAAGCAAGTATACTGCGTCAACTGTAGCATCGCAAAGAAACTATGCGCTGCCTACAGGGTATATACAGATGCGTAACTTTCAATTGAATACTAGCCCAATAACCGCACTTCAGTATGTAACTCCTGAAATATACGACAGGTTATGGGGTGGGAGTAATTCTGGCACACCGCAGTTCTACACTATTATTGCTGGCGAATTACAGTTAGGCCCGATACCTGCTTCTGTTATGACGATGGAGATGCTATTTTATAAGAAGATTTCTTCTCTTTCTCCAACCAATACTACTGAGACTATGCTGACTGAGAATCCAGACATCTATCTTTATGGCGCATTGTTAGAGGCAGAACCATTTATAATGAATGATGAGCGTGTACCACTTTGGATGCAAGGCTTTAGTCAGGCTGTAGCCGATCTACAGGAACAGGATAATAAGGACCGTCACTCAGGTTCTGCATTGAGAGTGATGAATACAGGTGGCTACTATTGACAGCCCCTATTACATGGGCGCAAGCCACTGCTCCAATCCTATGGAGCAACATAGGGATAGATTGGGATACCCCTGCTAAAGCAAATACTTGCACTCTTGCTATAACAGATGGTTACACATCCTCTTCAGACCATACACTAGGAGAAAGTATAGCCTTTGCTCTGAATTCAGGGTTCACTGATTCTTCTGTACTAGATGCTATTGGTGCAGCGACATTTGCAACTAATGAAGGGTTTACGAGTTCAGCAGGATTAGACCTTGCCGAATCTGTATCCTTTGCTACTAATCTTACTGCGGTAAAGACTGCTGCACATGATCTAGTAGAGAGTATTACTTATGCCTTGGATCAGGGTTATACGACTGCGGGTAATCTAGCATTTGAAGATTCTGTAACATTTTCTATAAATCTAACTGGTACGTCATCATCAGCATTCTTGTGGAATCCAGAATCTGATGTTACAACGTCATGGGCTGCCGTAAGTGATCCCTCAACAACGTGGTCTAGCGTATCAGACCCATCAACAATATGGACAAAGGTGGACTATCCTAATTGAACATACAACCAGCAATGAAGGCCGATGGAGGTCTAAAAATGAAACACGATACTGATTATAATATCGGCCTAAAGAATACATGGGATGTCGTTTGCTACGATTCTGACGGGCAGGAGAAGTGGCGCGAAATAAATAAAAACCTCGTAACTACAGAAGGTCTGAACCATGTATTAAGCATTGTACTTGATGGTGGAACTCAGATCACTACGTGGTACGTAGGACTTGCAGGAGCAGGTACAAAGGCTGCTGCTGACACGATGTCATCCCATTCGGGTTGGGCAGTTGTAGCCGATTACAGTGAGTCTGTACGCCAGACCCTGACACTCGGTACTGCTGCCGCAGGGAGTATTGACAATAGCGCAAGTAAGGCTACGTTCTCTATAAACGGTACTGCTACAGTGGCAGGTGCTTTTATAACGTCCAGCAACACTAAGTCAGGAACTAGCGGTACATTGTACGGTGTCGTAGACTTTGGTTCTTCACGGTCTGTGGTATCAGGTGACACTCTAACTGTGACGGTAACACTTACCGCAGCGAGCGCATAATGGCTGTCGAATCTGCAAGTTGGGTAACACAATTAGTCGATACCAACCCCGTTGTTGGTGATCCAGTTGGAGAGGGTGATGACCATCTGAGGATGCTGAAGACTGTCCTAAAGAATAGTTTTCCATCTACGTCAACTACAGCGATAGTTCCTAACGTATCAGGACAGAGCGGAAAGTATCTGACCAACGATGGTACGGACTCATCATGGGGAACAATAACACCCGGCGATCCCGCAGGAACAGCGATAGCGATGGCGATTGCATTAGGAGGATAGGATGGCTAACACGTTTAAGAATCAGGGGGCTGCGCTAACTACAGGCGGAGGTGTTGTCTATACTGCACCGAGCGCAACAACGTCTATTATCCATTCTTGTTATGTAAGTAATATAGATGGGTCAGCCTCAGTAGATGTAGATATAAAGGCTAGAGCAACCTCTGGAGATACTTACTACCATGTGGCTAAAAGTGTTCCTGTACCCGCTGGCTCTACCCTAGTTCTTGATAAACCTATAGACCTAGAGGCTACAGGTGACGTTCACATGACTGCCAGCGCAAACTCTGACGCAGAGGCAGTCTTAGGTATCCTCGAAATCA